TTAGTTTAGGTCGGACCGTACCCGCTGTAGGGCATCTTTCCAGCGCGCTAAATGTTGCTGACGCTCATCTTCTGACATTTGCGGTATAAATTCTCGCTCCAGTTGCCAGGAAGCTGAAAGATCATCCAGACTATTAAATACTCCAGCTTTTAGCCCCGCCATGGCTGCGGCGCCCCATGCCGTCGATTCCTGTAGTTTAGGCCGTAACACTGGTACATTCAGTAAATCTGCCTGAAACTGCATCATCATATCATTGCAACTGGCTCCACCATCTACACGCAGTTCTTTTAAGGGCTGATCCAGATCAGCCTGCATTGCAGACAATACATCAGAAACTTGAAAGGCAATTGCTTCTAGCGAGGCACGTGCAATATGTGCTTTTGTAGTTCCGCGTGACATACCGCAAATCATGGCCCGTGCTTCACTATCCCAATGCGGTGCGCCTAATCCGGTAAAAGCAGGCACTAAAACTACACCCTCACTGGATTTAACCTGTGCTGCCAGTTTTTCAGTATCACTACTTTTTTGAATGATCCCTAAACCATCACGTAGCCACTGCATAATTGCACCCGCCATAAAGACACTCCCTTCGAGTGCATAGTGGGCTTGATTCTGGCATTGCCAAGCTAAGGTAGTCAGCAGCTTGTTCTGACTGAACTGGACGTCAGTGCCTGTATTAAATAACATGAAACAGCCTGTACCATACGTATTCTTGGCTGTACCTGCCTCAAAGCAGGATTGACCAAATAGTGCAGCCTGTTGATCACCTAAAACTCCCATGATTGGAATGGTTGAGCCCAAAAGTCCACTGGCGGTATCTGCAACATAGCAGTCAGATGAGATAATTTTAGGTAATACGGAACATGGAATATTAAACAGTTCTAAAAGCTCTTCATCCCAACTTTGGGTTTGCAGATTCATGAGCATGGTTCGTGAAGCATTACTCGCTTCGATGACATGTTCAGCACCTTGTGTCAGATTCCAGATTAACCAGCTGTCAATTGTTCCAAACGCTAAATGTCCCTGATCAACCAGTGTACGCAGTCCCTCGACATGTTCGAGTAACCAGACCAATTTGCTTGCACTGAAATAAGGATCAATTCGCAGTCCGGTTTTTTCCTGGATTAACTGCATGTGGCCCTGTTCAATCATCTGATTACACCAGTCGGATGCACGACGGTCCTGCCATACAATGGCAGAAGTAAGTGCCTGACCAGTACGTTTATCCCACACGACTGTAGTTTCACGTTGATTGGTTAAACCTAATGCTTTAATATCCTTTGCCAGCAAATGTGCTGAGGCGAGTGCCTGCTGAACTACGGCAATTTGTGTAGTCCAGATTTCCTGTGCATCCTGTTCCACCCAACCGGAATGAGGAGTCTGTATATGAATTTCACGCTGTGCAGTGGCATGAATGCGGCCTGATTCATCAAAAACAATTGCCCGGCTGGAAGTTGTTCCCTGATCGAGTGCTAATAAATAACTCATGTTTTTATAAGAAGAACTTGAAAAATAAAATACTACCGCAATTATAGTATTAAACCTATCTCGCTCTTGATTTTAATGAATTACGGCATGGTAAATCAGTAAAAGTATGCTAAGATAGGAACGTAACTTGGGGGTGTCTCTGGCTTCGACGCTGGTGATGAAACTCATAGATGCATGCCGAGAGCGCATTTTCTCTCGTAAATCAAATTTGCATTTTTTAGTCGCAAACGACGAATCATACGCTCTAGCTGCCTAAGGGCAGCTTGTCCGCCTCTCTGAATACTTGTGGTTAGGGAGTCCGACTGAAGCGCACGCACACAAGTCCGTATAAAACCAAGCCTTGGGGTTTTGTACTAAATTAAGAGGATCGCGATTTGTACCCTGTTCGTCGGGTCACAAAGAGTTAAAAAAGTAGACGATATCTAAGCATGTAGTATTCTCGAGTGTAGTGCTGGCGGACGCGGGTTCGACTCCCGCCACCTCCACCAAGATTCTAAATCAAAGTTAATTAATCTTAATTAAAGTTAATTAAAAACACCGAAAAAGCCTTAAATCTTAATGATTTAGGGCTTTTTTATTGCCTATAATTCGACTGTCGTTAAGCAATCTTGATCATTGATAATCAACCTTAATCAAGATAAGCTGTTACACAGTTGTGACACGTGTGTAACAGGCCATGCTCTCAGACGCTCAAGTAAAAAGTTTAAAGCCAGAAGAAAAAAGATACTCAAAAGCGGACGGGGAAGGTCTGTCTATAGAAGTCATGCCGACGGGCAAAAAGAAGTGGGTTTTGTCTTATCGTGTTCATGGCAAACAAAACCGAAAGCAAATCGGTGAATATCCAGAAATCGGATGTAAAGAGGCTCGTCAACTTGCACGTCAGGTTAAAGCTGAACTGCAAGGAAAAGTTTTAGACGCACCGACAGTCAGAGTGGTTATTGATGAATGGCTGGCCTTGATGACTCCACGCTGGTCCAGTCAAAAATATATAGATACCGTAATTTACAGGCTTAACTATATTACAGAAGATTTTATTGATGAATCGATTGATGAGGTCGAGCGCAAGCAGGTCGTTAAAGCTGTAAAAAATATGGTAAGCAAGGGCACACTTGAAACCGCAAAACGTTCGTTACGCCTGTTAAATGAAATCTTTAACTTTGCTATTGCATCTGACTACACTCAAAAGAACCCGTGCACACTGGTTGGCGATGTTATCCCGCAGCAAGAAGTTCGTAACATGCCTTCACTTGATGCAGAGCAGATGCCCGAATTCTGGAAACGAGTGCAGGGAGGTATTGTTACACTGGAACTGTTACACGCGCTTAAGCTTGCATGTTACACAGCAGTGCGGATCTCCGAATTATTAAAAGCAAGATGGGATACTGGTGAAATTGATTTTGACAATAATATCTGGGTAATTCCAGCTTCGCGTATGAAGATGCGTCGTGATCATGCGGTTCCTTTAACGCCACAAACCAAAGCTTTATTCCAGGAACTTTATGATCATAAAAAAGATGATGGTTATATCTTCAAGCACACTCGTCGTTTAGGTGAGCATGTTCCTTCTGAAAGTGTCTTAGCTATTATTAAAAGAAACGGATATGGCGGCCAGATGGTAACCCATGGCTTCCGCTCCCTGTTTTCAACTCATGCCAATAATGCCAAGAAATTTCGTGCTGATGTAATTGAGTACCAGATTGCCCACGTTCCGAAAGACCGCATTCGTGGCATTTATAACCGTGCTGAATATTGGGATGAAAGGGTGGAACTGATGGAGTGGTATTCTTCAGAAGTCGATAAATGGATGAAAGGCGCTTAATTAGCGCCTAATTCTTGTTTAATCTTATCCAGAGAGGCCTGTGTATAACCTTTATACTTAGCCGTTTCCCGATCTGGCGGGAACTTCTCTAGATAATTTGCCTTGAATGTATTTACTGCCATGCCTAGCTCTTTAGCAACTTGGCGCATTGAGTACCATTTCATATCAAACCACCTCCAATCTTTTACCCGCTTTGATTTCTGCATCTGTGGCGTGTCTGTACCATTGAGCTAAACACTCTCTTCGCTTACCATCAACATCTAATGTCAAATAAAGAACGCGACTCTTAAGCTTTGGTTTCAAGACAATCCGAAATACCCGTTTTTCAACTCCCCACGTTCCAGTAACAAAATCACCTTTTTTAAATTCTAGTTGTTCCATTATTTAAACCCTCTTGTAATCTCATCATCTACTTGTATTTACTGCCTATAACTAATTTCATACCACCTCTCCCAAACTGATGACCACACTAAACCGGTCATTCTTTGCGATGTAGCTGCTCATCTTGTGATAAATCTGGTCTACATTAGACCCATCCACGCCCACTAAAATGCATTCACCCTCTTGCCAAGACCGGTAGCCAAAGCTAACAGCAGGCGAATTCTCAACGATATTCAAAAATGATGAATACTGTTGAGGCGTGAGAATTAGATCGAACGGCTTCTCTTTGTGCAACTCATCAATAATGAAGTTCGCCACAGCAATGTTTGTTTGTTGAATTTCAGTCATTGGCTGGCTCCTGTGCTTCGATCAAATCAAATTTAGTCCCATCTGGATTAACACCAAGTTTTGTACAAATTAGGCTTGCTGTAGTTGAACCTACGCAGACAATATTTTTAACATGCACCCAGTTTTGAGTGGTTTTTAGAACCTTGCATGACAAGGCTCTGAATGCCACATCTTTCCAAGTTAGGTCGCATGTAGCCCAAATTTGCTGATCTTGTTCCGGCACCGCTTGGGCTTTAACATTACGCTTTGCACGTAGCCACATTGCCCAGCCAGTATTTAAAACTTCAAAAGCGAGCTCTTTGTCTTCATCTTCTGAAAACTCACTTTTGATTTCATAATCGCCAGTGTTTTCATTGAAATTGAAAAATTGCAGAAGGTGAGAGTGAATAAACTCAGCTTCAAATAGTGGGCGCTCTTGACGCCATTTTTCTTGTTTAGTTGAAATATCCATCACGCCACCTCATAGAAGCGCTTGGCTTCTTCAAAATTTGATGTAGTAAGTGGTGATGAGCCTTTTTTGTAGCATGTAACAATCTCACCATATTCAAAAACTTTGCATGCTGTTGGCAGGTCAAAGCACTGGTACATCGATTGCTTAAACCAACTATTTGTATAGAACATTTTATTGATGTGTTCTTTACGAGTACCGTGCCATTGCTGTACCTGAATCAAGTCGTCAAAAGACTCGATCATAAATTCATTACCTTCTGCCAAGGCCATGGCCTTGTATCGAGCAACTGCGTGTTCAGCAATTTCTTTTGATGCAGCCGGCCATTGTTCATAAGGGCTATCACTTTCTTGTTGAATAGCCACACACCATAATTTTTTAGATCTCATCCTCACCACCAATCTTTTATTAAAATAAATAAATGTGCTAAAAATCGTGTCTACTTTTTTATTAAAGTAGATTTATGCGACTTTTAGCTTCTGATTTAATGCGAGCTGATCAATTGCCCGGTCTATCGTTTTATTGAAAGCAATCACGCTTTCCTCAAGCCCGGCAATATCTAAATCTTTTGCAAATACCCGGATAATCACCAGCTGCAGATACTCAGGCAGGCGAGGGTCATAACTCACGAAGTCGCACCATTGGCGTTTTGTGCAAGCCAGCTGCCATGTAATTTGTGGAATGTACTCATCTGGCACTTTGCGACTGAGCAACGTGTTTAAATGCGTAGTCGTGTTTGGACACTTCACTTCCAGCTGACCCTGCTTGCCAACCAGGCCATCCGGTGATGCGCCAGACAACGGGATAGAAGGGTGGTCAATCAGACCAGCACCTTCTACAAATTCACCTGTTTCATTTTCATAGGCTGTGATTGCATGTGGCTCGTGATCGATACCCCATTGCATCAACTGAGTAGTTTTAGTTTCTTCCTGAACGCCAGTGAGGCGCTCAGAAAGAATGATTAAGCCTAATGAATTAAGCACTTTACCCTTGGCTGGCTTGGCATCTATATCCTTGATGCGACTAGCAGTTACTTTGCCGCATCGCTCAGAATGCCAGTCATCACTACGCTGGAGAATGTTCATAGGTTTCTCCTTGGCGAGCCAAAGCCTGATCAGCAAATTGTGCGATTTCTTTTAGACTTGCAGCATGATTCGACCAGAATGTATTTTTTAGATTGCTGCTTGGCAGGACAGAGTAGGCGGCCTGCAGGCGCTTAGTACCGTACTGAGCTTCATTTTTGAAGTGTGGCAGGTGCTCATCTTCAAATGCTTGATAGCCTTCCGGTACAGTGCTATTAGTTACGCCAGAAACAGTTTTAACTTCTTGATTTTCAGCAATACGCTCAGCCTCATCTTGATCATGAATGCCCACAAAACCGAAGGCTAAACGTGCGCACTGGATAGTAGCTTTATGGCGCAAGAAGCGAGAAGGGTGGCTTTGCCATGGGCCTTCAACTACATAACCAGATTTCGATTTAAATGGAGCGCGGTAGCATTCAGCCAAGTATTCGCGCACAATAGTAGGGTGTTCACGGTCTTTGCGGTAGATAATACATTCTACCCACTCAGGTGCTTTAACCTTGGCGCCATCCATTTGAACCATGTTTTCTGAAAACCTAAATTCCATGCCGTTGAAATTAGAGTTCCCATTGATGATGCGAGACCAACCATCTACACCAACAACCGGAATAATCCCCTTGTTTTTATCTGGAAAAGCATAGATTTCTTTTGTCCAGGGATTTAGCTTATATTGACCTGCAACAATTAAGAGGGAAGCCATTTGAGCATCAGTTGCAGGCGTTTCAGTACGAAAAGCTGTTTGAATCAGTGTATCTTTCAGCTCTTGCGGATCTATATTTGATAAACCCAATACATCTGCAACCTGTGCAATTTGAGCTGTAACTAAGGTATTTACCGGTGCATTCATTTTTTATTCCTTAAAATTTGATTGAAACGTGAGGAATGCGACCTTTATAAATCGCAGCCAAGATGCTTTTCGCAAGTTGTTCATTCACACCAGGCAATAAAGCAAGATGCTCAAGTGCTTCCGCACAAACCTTCTTTGTGTGAGCCTCATCAGCCAAACGTGCTTCTTCCGCTTTACGTGCAGCTTCTGCCTGTGCAAATTGCTCAGCCTCAATACGCTTACGTTCATTTTCAGCAGCTTGCACAGCGCGTAATTCAGCAGCTTCTTTTTCAGCCTTTAATCGAGCTTCGCGCTGTTCTGCCTCAACCTTTTCACGTTGTACACGTTCAGCTTCAAAACGTGCTCTTTCTTCGGCTTCACGAGTAGCTTTTTCAGCAGCTTCACGGGCAATCTGAGCCTCACGTTCTTGTTGCTGGCGAAGTATTTCAGCTTGACGTAGGCGTTCTAATTCAGCTTGTTCAGCTTCGTATTTTTCGCGCTCTACCAATGCCTTGCGTAGTGTTTCCAATGTTTCAAATTTGGCAAGCTTGGCTTGTTCTTCGTATTCTTCATAAGAAGAATCAATTTCAAGTTTTTCAAGATCAAAAATATACCCCTTGATCACATGAGCTTCTTGATTTTTGGTGTTTTCATCATAAAGACTACGAACCGCTCGAATAGCTCCTTCATGCTTCGCCACACGATCCTTTTCGGCCTGCTCCCAAGCGTCACGCGGTGCCAAAATTTCGTTGCGTAGCTCATCAAATTTCTTCACAACCGAAATACGATCATCATCAATGACCTTAATTTGCGCCTTTTGTTCAGCTACCAATTCTTTACCGCACTTTTCAATTAGTGTTTTCGATTTACTAATCTTCATGGCCAGTGAACCGATAGCATCACGTCCTTTTTTTGTTGTGACATCTGGCACATGAGAGCGCACTTCTTGGGCAATGCGCTCGAATAATTCATTAGTTCCGCCAGCTTTAGAGAAAGCAGCAACTATCACGTTCTGTTCTAATATTTGTAATTCGTTTACCGGTGCATTCATATTCTTCTCCTAAGCAACCTGTGCCAATTCCATCCCAAACAATCCAATTTCACGCTTCACTTCTTCCAAATTCGTGAAGTAATCAAACTGCTGGGTCGTCAATTCATCAATTGCGATAAACTCATCGTTAAACACACAGTCATCTGGCAGACCACGGTAAGTCTTAACTGTGCATACCTGGTCTGTATCGACTGTGCCGTCTTGCAGCACTAAGATGGATAGCGTGACGCGCTGGGTGTGCAAGTCATCAAGCAGCATGTACTGCGTGTCTAAGTGAATTTCGATGCGGCCAAAATAGTGGGCTACAAAATCAGGGTCGTAGTCGTGAGTGGTGAACTGCTCGGCAAAAGCGGTTTTGATTTTCATTGAGCAGCTCCTTGGCAGGCTTCTACGTCTGCAATGGCTTTTCTTAACGTGCCGATATGAACAGTTTTGTCTTTCACTCCAGAGTCACCCAAAGTCCAAGAATAAAAAACATCGTCACTTGGAGCGTTATTAACAATCTCCTTCGACTGTTCTAAACCGTGAATATCAACATAAGAGTGGCTTTGAATAAGGCTTATCAACTGGTCAGTGTGAAATGAAAGACCATCTTCAACGCTCACAAAACCAGTGCCAAAATTAACTAACTCTTTTGCTGCATCCAGTCCTTTTTGTTGAATGAATTTAATTGCGTCACTCATACCCGGCGCTCCTTCAAAATTTCTCTCACCTCAGTAGCTACCCTGCCAATATCCTCGTCATTCATTTTTCCAGTGCCAACCAAGCAAATAATTGCCTTAATTTCCGGCTTACTCCAATCGCTATCCGGCTTAGAATCCCAGTACAGCTTGAATACATGATTGCCATTCTTGTCAATGCTGAACATTGAGAACGTATTGAAACGCTGACGCTCAAGAAACTTTTGAAGCTTCTCTTTATCGCCACTGTAGGCGTGAAAATTTGGCTTAGCACTCATACCGCCTCCTTCATCACAACAAGCTGTTCTTCAAACTCAGTAGTAAGCTCTGCAACGATTTTGCTGGTCATACCTTCTTCAAAATCAGGTGCACCTAAATCGCGGTCATCCGGGGTGATAAATCGAATTTCCCCAAGTTCAATCCATTGCTGACCATCTTCATTGACTTGCAGAACCTCAACTTGTAGTGAGCAATCCTCCTGACCTTCTAGCCATACGATTGCCTTGCCGATAGATTCCGTACCTTCGTGTCCATGTGGGTAAAGCTTGCCCTGAACTGATAACTCTTGAAGGGCAACGAATGGTTTAGCCTGATTGATAGAAACTTCAACTTCTTGTGCAGGCCCACTTGCATCGGCGTAGTTGCAGCCTGATACCACTGAAGCAATTAGGAGGCTATTGAATAAAGTAAGTTTTGCATTCATAATTAATTCACTCACAGTAAGGTTGTGGGTCACGCTCCAGGTAGTTCGCGCTACGCTGGGGCTTTTTGTTGTCTGTGAATTAATAGTAAACATTGTGTGTACTATAGTCAAGTCATTATGTGAACTTTTTGTTGATTTATATGTTTACCTATTTTGTTTATTTTTGTTGAGGCAATAAAAAACCGCCACTGGGGCGGTATCTGTTGTTTTAACTAGATTATGGCAGCGAGTTTTGAACGTTAAAGGCGTAAGCCACGACACAAAATTCCTGATCCATAATATCTTCTGCTGTTAATATTTCTTCTGGATACTCTTCAGCGTTGGCGCTAACGATGCGAACGCCACCTTTTGGCATTCGGTATAGAAATTTAAATTTAAACAGACCACCATGATTGATTGCATAAATCTTGCCGTCAACTATTTGTGTCCTACCTGTATCTACATAAACAGTTGCACCATTATTAATAATAGGGGACATAGAGTTACCGAATGCTGTAAGCGCATAGGCATTTCCTTCGTAAACCCCGTATTTATTAAGAGTAGCTTTGCTTAAACGCAATTTCCTTGTTGCTTCACCAATAATTTCTGGTGTACTTCCTGACCCACACGACACTAAAAAATCCTTATAAAAAGGGATCTCCACTTCATCATCATCTAATGGAGTGTTTGAGTCCCATCCTTGTACTTTTGATACTTCAACATTCTCACCAGACTCATCCCCGTCAAGAATCCAACTAACAGAGACGCCAAACTCAGCAGAAGCTTTAATAGCTCCCGATTTTGACACTCCACGTCTTTTCCAGTTGCTCACTGTTTGTGGAGACTCGTCAATTCTTTTAGCAAGTTCTTCTTGATTAAGGCCACTAACTTTCAATAGGCGCTCTAGGGAAGGATGCATTTTTATTTTCGCTCTGTTTAGTTGCAATTTCATTATCTAAAAAAGTAAACACTTTGTGTTAAACAAGTTGATTGACAATAGTTAACGCAGTGTTTACTATTTAGTTAACGTGGTGTTGAGGTGTTTTTATGGCTCTGTCAGTTAAAGCCGATAAAGAAACCATCCTGAATTTAGGCGGACCTGCAAAGGTTGCAGAACTTCTTGGCTACAACAGTCGGCAGAGAGTTCAGAACTGGATGGTTCGCGGAATACCTTCAAGAGTAAAGCTTGAATATCCGCACTTATTCTTAAATCCAAATATTCAGCGCAGTAAATCAACTGCTGCATAAGGAAAAAAATATGAGTCTGGAAAAGAAATCTACGCATGTTCGTTTATCTCCTGAAAATCATGAACGGGCACGTGTTCTATCCAACATTAAAGGAAAGGACTTGGCCCAGTATCTCGCCTGGCTACTCGAAAAAGAGATCGCTGGTGAGTGGCATGTTCTCAGTATAGAAGCTCGAAATATGGAGCGCTTGGGAGTATCCGCTTTACTAAGGGATTTAAGTACAGAGGTGTATATCGCTGAGGGATCGGAAGGGATTCACGGGGATTCAGACAAAGAAAAAGCCTGATGGTTCAGATCAGGCTTTTAGTGTTCACCAACATTAGGAAATCTAAATGAACAAAAACATTTTAGCAGAGATAGAAATAAACCAAAAGATCTATCTGTTTCAAAAAGCGGTAGAGCGATATGCGGTAGAAAAAACCTTGCCTAATGCTCAGGCCGTGTCTCAAACCAAAGCGCAATTGCTTGCTTTCACTATTGGAGGTGGCAAATGAATATTGGCGTGGATTTTGAAAAATTCATACAACAGGCGGTTACTGTGGAAGAGAATTACACAAAGATGCCGAATATTGTGATTGATAGCATCATGCAGAATATAAGTCCAAATGCTTATAAATGCCTGAGCGTTATTATTCGTTGCACACTTGGTTATCAACGTGACAGCTATCAAATTGCACAAACTTTATTTTTAGAAATCACTGGCATTAAACGCAAGGAAACAGTGATTGATGCAATTCGTGAACTTGAGCAATTAAAGATCATTTCTGTTGATCGTAGCACTCACATTAATACTTTTTCTCTTACTTTTGATCAGTACGAAAAAACCGTACTAGTACGGAAAAATAGTACTAAGTCGGTTAGTACGGAAAAACCGTACCAAGTTGGTACTAATAATCCGTACTTAGTTGGTACGGAAAATCCGTACTCTATTAAAGAAAGAAAGAAAAAAGAAAATAATATTAAATTTTCTTTCTCTGAATCACTAAAAAACCTAGGTGCTGATGAGCAGTTAATCAAAGATTGGTTAGCTGTCCGCAAGAACAAAAAAGCTGCCAATACCGAAACAGCTTTTAGAGGTTTTGAACGTGAATTCAACAAAGCAAATTTAAATATCAACACTGTGCTGAAGATCTGCATCGAACGTTCATGGCAGGGCTTCAATGCATCTTGGTTGCAGAACATCAACCTTGCTGAATACCAGGAGCAAGAGCAGTTATCTGAACAACCAGCATCACAAACAACTTCTGGCGAATGGGTGGACTTCTGATGACAACACTACATTCGATGATGTTTGAACAGGCTGTACTGTCTACGTTGATGACTGTAGCTGACAGTCTGAATGCACTGGAAATCAAACCGACTGTTGAGGATTTCTACGCAACACGTCACCAGGAGATTTTCAAAGCAATCGAGAATTTAAATATCCAGGGGAAACCGTATGACTTTGTGATGGTTAAGGATTTTGTTGAAACACAAGGCAAGATGAATCTTGTGGGTGGTGAGCAGTATTTCCTGGAGCTTTCCCAAGAAACAGCAGCAGCGTTTTTTAACCTGAACAGCTACATTAGCAAACTTAAAAAACTGACTGAATGTCGCAAGGTGGAAGAAGCTGGCAAGAAAATCATGGAACTGGCCCAGAATACCCTGATTGAAGACATGCCACTCAAAGCCCAGGAGATTGCAGCAGGCGTAGAGTCTGTCATTGCCACAGATACCCGATACAGCCTGCAAGATTCCAGTGTGGCTGCCCTGGAGATTCTGGAACGTAAAATTGCACATAAGCGTGATAACACTGGATTGGCTTATGGTGTAAATACTGGCCTTCGTGATCTGGATGCCATTATCGGGGATATTGAGCCTACCCATCTTTGCGTTGTGGCTGCTGCACCAGGTGGCGGTAAAACCACATTGGCCCAGATGATTGCTATTAACGCAGTAAAGCGCAATAACGCACCGACGCTGTTCTTCTCTGGTGAGATGTCTCATGACCAGGTGACGAGCCGAATCTTGAGCGCTATAGGCCGAATTCCTTTTAGCAATATCAAACGTGGCGAAATGACGGCTGATGATTACAGCTCATGGGTACACCTGACAGCACATGTTTTTCCACAGTATCCGCTAGAGATTGTGGATAAGGCTGGAATCAACCTGGCTGAGATGCGCGGAGAAATCAAAAAGACTATTGCCAAGCATGGCCGCATTGGCTGCGTCATTGTGGATTACTTGCAGCTCATGACTGACCCAACATCAACCAAGCGTTATGAGGTGGTTACTGCAATCTCTATGGGCCTTAAACGAATTGCAAAAGACTTCAAGTGCCCTGTAATTGCGCTGTCACAGTTGACCAAGGAGGCGCTAGGCCGTCCGTTGACTATGTCTGATCTACGAGAGTCTGGGCAGATTGCTCAGGATGCCGATCAAATTATTTTTCTTTATCCCGATTCAAAAGATATGGGTGTGATTAATGCCAATGTTGCCAAGAATCGTCATGGCAAAACAGGTGTAGCTCGTCTTTTGGATGGTTTTGAATATTGTCAGTTCCGAAGCGTTCAGCGACCAGATGACGAGAGTATGGGAGGTGGGGTGTGAAGGATCAGCATGACAACAAAACCGTGGATTGGGTTCGATCAAAGCACGCAGTCAGACAAGGCGAAAAAATGATTCTAGTCTTGCGTCGCATGATTGCTAAAACAGGACGCACCTCAGTTAAAGAAGTAAATGAATGGATTGGTGGAACAGCTCGGCCAGCTAGAACATTTGTGGAGCAGCTTGAATTGGCCGGGTATGTAGCAGGGGATAAGCAAAACCCAGAAGGTTTTAAACCGACTGAAAAAGCCAAACAGTTATTTGGAGTAAATCCATGAAAAAGACAAAACAAAAACTATCCGCAACTTGGGAAATCTTATCAACAGCTGAGTATGTGGAATCACTGGATCGCAATGTAAATGACGATGATCTGGTGAAGATTTACCAGGGTTCATTTGTACCGCTGCTGCTGGCTCATCGTGTAGAGCGCAAGCAAATTTGGACTGTATCAATCAAGACTATCGCCAAGGCTGACGATGGCACCTTGCATGAGCATGAAATGGAATGGTCTTTCAATAAGCCAATGAGCATCAAGGAAGTGATCAATGGTGCCAAACATATCAAGGTTGAAAGCGATGGCATCAAGACACGCTGGCAAGGCGTATCAAAGCAATGGCTTGATGCAGTGGATGAAGATTTAAAAGGGCTTACAGCTGTGAGTGCGTGGGCTACTGCAACGTGTGTGGGGATGGTTGAGCAGAGAAATCCAGCAGCGGTGCTACTAGGCAAGATGATCAGTTGGGGAGCCACCGCATGACTAAGCATGACAACGTGAGCCAGGGGAAGATTATGAAAGCGACTGAGTTTGTTAAGAAGAAAGGATATAAAACCGCAAAGCTTATTGTTGATTGCTGGTGTGACTATCCAGAAACCGATGTCTATCTGCCCGATATGATGGAATATACATTTATAGCGATTGCTCCAACCGAAAATTGCCCATTTGTCAGTCTTTGCGAACTAAAACGCCTTGTCGAGAGTCATGAGCTTGTTGAATCAATTGGTGGTTTACCAGCAGCAAAAGCACATCTCAATAGTGTTGCGGAAAGGTGTGTCAATGGTGGGCTTGAAGCAGTAAGAGAGCAATACAAGATTCTTAAACAAGCCATCGCAGACGTGGAGGCATGCCAATGAGATCAGTTGAGGATATGGCATTCGAACTCATTGCTCGTGAAGTGTCGCGAGTAGGGGTTTCATCTGTTGACCCAGAGAAGATTAACGAAGCTTGGGGCATTGCAAAGGATTTTCACCGGAGATCGAATGAGGCAAGCCGAGGCGTACCAGATGCCATTCTCGAAGCCGAGCGCCTTAAGTGCAGCCATATTTGGCGCGATGCAGCGGCAGACGGACCAGCGCGGAATTGTTTGAACTGTGGTCAGACGGAAGTGGGGGAAGGGTGATGAGAGAATTAACTATTGAACAAATGCAGCAGATTGTTAGTGGTGCACCTGAAAATTCACAGGTTGTTATACCTTGCTCAGACGGTGTTATGTATTTCGCTCAAAGAGAAGATGGTAAATGGTTCCGGTATAGCGATGGTTATCAGAAGTGGTTGGAGTATTTCGGGAAATGTGACCCAATGGATTTGGCAATCAAACTGGCCGATATTAAATCTGAAATTGATCACCACTATTACGGTCAAAGTGAAGAAAAAGAGCTTGAGCAATATGCTGACTTAACTGGCATAAAGGAGCTAACTGAATGCCTGCAAACACCGGACTTGTCAGAGGTTCGCAAAGAGGAATTGGCTCAAGACTGGAAGGGTATGGATGGTGCGTGTGCATTTAGTTTGATTGAACGTCATGCAGATAATTGGAAAGAAATTGGCTACATGATGCAGATGTGGCTTGATACCAACCAACAAGACCTAAAAGCCCAGCTCGAATGCTGCCGTCGCGAGAATGCAGTGCTGTTGGGGAAGGTGGGTGAGGGTGAGAAAAGGGTTAGTGAGTTAAATCAATGGAATAGCAACCAGTACGAATTAATTAAGCGTAATGAATCTCACACACAGAGCTTAAGGCATTTACTGCAAAAGCTCATTCATGATGACTACACAACAATGCGTCCAAGTATGGCGTATGAGATTCAAGAGATCCTGCGAGGTGCTAATGACTAACCTCCGCATTACTGCAACACAAGCGCGTAAAGCCGGACTAGGCCCTAGATTTGGTGTGAAAACCAAGTCGGGGAAAAAGAATAGGGTGGGCGTATAAATGGGCGCAAAACTTACAGAAAATCCAGAAGCTAAAAAGAAAGCTAATGATTATTGGAAAACCTATCTGGAGCTAAAGAGTGTTCATAAAACTGCGGATGCACATGGAACATCGCATAGTGTGGTTCATAGGCATCTAAGGGCATTTGGCTATAGGTTGAAAGGCGAGAAATTCACCAAGCAAGATGATCAAAAGATTATTGCCTATTATATGAATACGCCCGCATCAAGCTTTGATCTTGATTATTTAACAAAGGAATTGGGGAGAGGGCAGAAAACCAATGTTAGTAGAAGAGCAAGGGAGCTTGGACTAACAGATAAGTCGAGAATTGCGTCTACCGAGCAGAAAGCCAGAAATTCAACATCAGCTAAAGAGGCTATTAAGCAACATGGGCACCCAAAGGGGTTTTTGGGTAAGAAGCACACCCAAGAGGTGCGAGAGCTAATCTCTGAAAATACATCCAAAGGCCTTTCCAGGTTAACCGAAGATGATTGGGCGGCTAAAAATTTGAAGCAAGCGCAAACCAAAGAGAAGAACGGCACATTGTATCCAGCAAGACGCAAAGCATCATGGAAGCAACAGTGGGCTGAGGTTGGTGGGGTTCGAAATTTCTATAGAAGCCAGTGGGAATTAAATTATGCCCATTACTTAGAGTGGTTAAAGCAAAAGGGACAGATATTAAAATGGGAGCATGAACCTGAGACCTTTTGGTTTGAAGGGGTGAAAAGAGGCACCTGTTCATACTTGCCAGATTTTCGAGTTACAGAGAGTGATGGGTCGATTGTGTACCACGAGGTAAAAGGGTGGATGGATGATAGAAGTAAAACCAAAATCAAAAGGATGGCTATTTATCACCCGGAGGTGAAATTGATAGTTATTGATGCGAAAGCTTACAGATCTCTAGCTAGAAAGGCTGCCTACTTAGTGGATGGCTGGGCATGACTGACAGTTAAGCGGTTGCCGGTCTTCAAAGGCGGAAAGCTGGTAATTCAGGTTGAAAAGTTGAAGGTATAAGGGGAACGGGATGAATGCGGCAGTGAAAACACAAGTAATGGATTGGGCAAAATATACAATTGATGGCTGGCTGGAGCAGTTCGGGGCTTGGTGTGAGACTGAGCGCATGAGAGGAGGAGACTATCCCGATGGTTTGCATATTAATCAGATTTACTGGTTGATGCGTGAAGCAGGCAAGGAAATGCCGAAGGGTAAGGCCTATATCCGTTGTGAGATTAGCGACTTTGAAGCAGATCAGGTGCAGGCGTTGTTGAGGAGTATCTTTCAATCCGAGTCAGTGGATTTTACAGCCAAGTATGCAGTGATGTGTTTGGTGAAGCATAAGGTGGAGAATCGTAGTTTAAATGCTGTGGGTGGTATCACAAATCAATCTAAAAGTCAGGTGAATATTATGGTTGGTTGTGCCAGATTTTTTATTCATGCACACGATAAAAGATTAAGAATATCATGAGTTTATTTATATTTATGGTATAATATTTAAGCAAGCCATACAGGTGCTACCAACACCTATATGGCTCTAATCAAATTGAAATCGAGGCTCCAAAATGACTGTGCGCAATAATACTTGCGTAGCCACAGCTATGCAACGTCGTCACCAAAATTTTATGAAACTCTTAGAATTAACCTATGAGGACTTTGAATATGACTTTTCAAAGGTTGTATTTAACAAAGATGTGGACTCATTAGTTAAAATTAAATGCCCTAAACATGGCTGGGTAAGAACTAGGGCAAAGAAGCTATTAGCTGGCAGAGGGTGTATAGCCTGCAATGAAGAAAGCCTGCTAGATCATGGTGCAATGATTTATATAATTCGTTGTTACGATGATCAGGAAGAGTTTTATAAAATTGGAATTACCACAAAATCTTTAGACGTTAGATTCCCCGATAGGAGTGGACTCCCATATGACTATGATGTCTTGAGCCTCCAAAACGGAGATAGGAAAAAGCTCTATAAATTTGAAGCAATGATTTTGAGGTTGCTGAAAAAATACAGGTATACACCCAAGAAGCCTTTTCGCGGACGCACTGAATGCTTTAGCAACATTGATCTAATAAGGCAGAAGTTTAATATATTTGATGCTTTTGGTGTTGACTCGTTTAAACGCGCGGTATAGTATTTCTGTTATAGTGACCGAAGTGTAAGTAAATTGCACTAATGTCATGAAGCCTCCATATAGGTTAGAATATGGATAGGTGTTGGTCTCTTGCAGCGACTTATGCCGAACGAGATTAAATATGCCCAAGAGTGAAACAGCCTGCAAGCCTCAAGGGTTCTCACCAATATTTAAAAAGCTCGCCAAATGGTGGGCTTTTTTTGTGCCTGAAATATACGCCATTAGCTCAATCGGATAGAGCATGGGTGTTCTATACCAATGGTTGTAGGTTCGAGTCCTACATGGCGTGCCAGATTTCAAAAGAAAGCAAACCTGTCATAGATAGCGCATTACCGGAAATATTGCGCTGAGGCATCCGGTGGTTTGCTTTGCTTATGAGATCAAAAGGAGATCCGCATGCTCCAATTTATATTCTGTTTATTCGGCCTACACGGTGCGACTGAGATCGACCACACGATTGACGATGAAGAAATCAAAGTGTGTCGGGATTGCATGAAAGAAGTTAAATAATTAAGGGAGAGTACATTGTGAAAAATTGGGTAAAATGTTTTGTTCATAATTGCATTGTGCATCCGCTTATGATGTTCATGCCAAAAGATTTGGCGCATGAAATGCATGATCGTAACGCTGACTGGGCTTTTGGCTTGGATCGTTATGATGAACTTAAACTGGAGCAACAGAAGTAATTGCTTCCAGCTGAATGTCGTAATTGCGGTAGCATTTGCCGGACGTATTACGGCAAATAAAACCCCTCGCATTCAATGTTGAGGGGTTTTCTTTTCTTATTGGTGGTGCTTATGGACACAGTAGAAGCAAAACGGAATTTAGAAGTACTTGAAAGAAACCGCAGCCGCTTAATGAATTACAACCATCTGTATTCAAGCTATGCATTTAAAGAAATGTGCGGTGCTGAACTTCGCAAAGTGAATAAACAGATCCACGGCATAGAAGAACAATTAAATGCGCAACCCCAAAAGACTCGCAGCAATCAGAAAGCTGCCATGCATTCGGTGTGGTAATCCTAATAGCCAGGCTGCTCATTCAAATAGCGCTAAGCATGGTAAGGGTAGATCGATTAAGGCCAGTGATGAGTTCACAGTACCGCTATGCCATTCGTGTCATTTCCAGTTCGATACCTTTCAATTGGGTAATCGGGCAGAGAGCGAAGTAATGTTTGATCAGTGGCTGGTGAGAGTGAATCGGATGTTGGTGATGGAAGATAAAGAGGTGTTTTGATGAAGCAAGCTACGTTTTCACCAGTATTTGCATCAATGTATTGCGGGCTATGTGACATCGCCAGAAATAACGGCTATGCACTAACAGTCCATGGCACTATGAATCTTGATTTTGATTTAGTCGCTATTCCGTGGACAGACCAAGCAATTGAACCGGAAGAATTAATAAAATTAATAGCTGATCGCTGCAACTTACTAACTGGTCAAGAGTTTGGTACAGGGATATATAAGCAGGATGCAGAGATCAAGCCTCATGGTCGATTGGCTTGGCTAATTATAGTTGGTAGTGGTGCTGCTTTAGATATCAGTGTTATGCCTAAGCTAAGTAATTGAAAATATTATCGTACGATAATTAAGGAGAAAGGAATGCTCCGATACATACGCCAGATATTCTGCTTCCATGCGTGGGAGTTCGAGAATGATGTGTTCAGGGTGAAAGAGTGCAGGAAGTGTGGGAAATGTGAGAGTGCGTGAGTGCTCTTTTTTGTTGTCTAAAAAAGGTAAAAAACCATGTCAGAACAAGAGATTGAAAAAGAGATTCAAGATAAAGGCTTAAATGCTCCACGCTTAACACCAGATCATATTGATTCAGTTATTCAAAGTGTTCATTACTTTACCGCTGGTGACGGTTATGCGGGTGCGCTCGCATCTTCTGAAGAATTTAACTCACTGCCTGAAGGTGAGCGATTCATCAATCCACCACAGCAGCTTGACCTACTAACCTTCTGCGTAATCGTTTTGAAAAACGGTTTCACGGTTACAGGTGAATCAGCGTGTGCAAGTCCTGAGAACTTTGATCCAGAGATTGGCTGCAAAGTGGCGTATGAGAATGCACGTAATAAAATCTGGATGCTTGAAGGTTATTTGCTAAAAGAAAAGCTTTACCAAGATTCGATAGATAAAGAATTTTAAGCCCTCTTCGGAGGGTTTTTTTATGAGGTAAATATGTCAGAACAATACCCTGGCGCAGAACCACTTGTGGATGATCGTCATGAGTTGTTCTGCCATGAATATTTAATTGATCTTAGTATCAAGAATGCAGCAGCACGAGCCGGATTTAGTGAAAGAAGTGCTCGTCAACATGGTTGGGTGGTTTTCAATCGTCCAGAAGTTAAAGAGCGGATTGCTTTTCTAAAAAAAGAACGTGCTAAAGCTTTAAATATTGAGCAAGTTGATGTGCTGTCACGTTTGTGGGGTATTGCGACTGCTGACCCAAATGAATTGGTTAAACACAAGCTTGTAAACTGTCGCCATTGCTGGGGTATAGATCATAAGTTCCAGTGGCGAGATGAAGATGAGTTTGAGGAAGCACTAAATCAAGCTATTGCTGAAGAAAAAGAAATTCAGCAAGAAATACCAGATTATCAGGCTACATATCCGAATGATGAAGGCGGTTATGGTTACCGAAGAACAAAACCGCCACACCCTGAATGCCCTAAATGCGATGGTGAGGGTAAGGGTTATGTGCATGTTGAAGATACCTCGAACCTAAGCGAAACAGCTAAGTTGCTATATGCAGGTGTAGAGCAAGGGAAAGAAGGTATAAAGGTAAAAATGCATGATCAGATGGCGGCATTGCAGCTTATTGGCAGGCACATCGGTATGTTCAATGACAAGGTAGAACATACTGGTAAGAATGGTGGACCAATCCAGACAGTTAATACAACTATTACATTGGATGAGTTTAAAAAAGCCCGAGAGGATATTTTAAATGACTACTGAAGCGAGAGATGTGGCAATACAAGTTGAAGCTCAAGAGGATTTGTATTTCTTCTCTCGCTATATGTTCAAAGAACGTCGTAAGTATAAGTGGATGCATAACTGGCATCATCGGGTGGTCTGCGATGCACTTATGAAAGTTTTCCGCGGTGAAACAAAACGCTTAATCATTAATATTCCACCGCGTTACTCCAAGACTGAATTAGCGGTAATTAATTTTATGGCTTGGTGCTTTGGTAAGGTGCCGGACTGCGAATTTATTCATGTGAGTTACTCTGCCACATTGGCTGCAAATAATGCATTTCAGACTCGTAATCTGGTCCAAGAACCCGCTTTTAAAAAGATATTTCCCGACCTTATACTACGCGATGATAGTAAGGCTAAGGATGACTGGCGCACTGTTGCTGGTGGTGTGTGCTATGCACAGGGTACAGGCGGAACTATTACGGGTTTTGGTGCGGGTAAGATTAGAGAGTCTTTTGGTGGGGCCATTATTATCGATGACCCACATAAAGCCAGTGAAGCTCGTTCTGATACGGTTCGTAAGGGTGTGATTGAATGGTTTCAAAATACGCTTGAATCTCGTACCAATTCACCAGATACGCCAATCATTGTGATTATGCAGCGTTTGCATGAAGAAGATTTGGCAGGGTGGTTGCTTGATGGTGGTAATGGTGAGGAGTGGGAGCACTTATGCCTTTCTGCAATCCAAGATGATGGCACTGCGCTCTGGCCTGCAAAGCATACTATTGAAACATTAAATCGAATGGAGTTGGCAGCACCTTATGTTTTCTCAGGGCAATATCGTCAAAGACCATCACCACCAGCCGGTGGTTTTTTTAAGCCTGACAATATTGAAATTGTAGATGCATTGCCGAGTGAAATTATTAAAGAGGTTCGCGCTTGGGATTTGGCATCTTCTGAAAATGAGGGTGACTACACGGCTGGTATGCGTCAAGCCAAAGGCAAGGATGGGTATATCTACATTGTGGATGTGCAGCATGCCCAGCTTGGACCAGACGGTGTTGAGAAACGTATTAAACAAACTGCTGAGATGGATGGTAAGTCTGTAGCAATTCGATTACCCCAAGATCCGGGACAAGCTGGTAAGGCTCAAGCTAAAAGCTTTATCAAAATGCTGGCTGGTTTTTCTGTCAAAGCCGAGACTGTTTCTGGTGATAAGATTACCCGTGCTCAGCCTTTTGCCGCTCAGGTCAACGTCGGCAATGTGCGGATGCTTCGCGGTGCTTGGAATAAGCCATTGATTGAGGAAATGCGTAACTTTCCAAACGGCAAGCATGATGACCAAATCGATGCTGGAAGTGATGCATTTAATGAATTACTGGAAGCCAGGACAAAAGCCCGGCCATCTGGCGCAGGCTCGAGAACATTTAATTAGGAATAACTATGGCAAAGTCTAAAAAAGACAAAGTTAAAAATAAGGCTTTGTCTAATGGTTCACTCGACTCTCATTTAGCAGTAAAGAGTTTTTTTAATGCCGGCAAAGCTGCCGATGTTGACGAGACTTTAATGAAAGCAGGTATTCAACGTCACCGATTGTCTGTCTTACTTGATGATGATGAGATTGGTCAAGCTGCTGAAACTCGCTTGGATGCGTTGCTTGGTGCGCCTTATCGTTTAGAGCCTAACGACACACCCGAAGCCGAATTGCTTACTCAAGAGATGAATGAGTGGTTCGTGGAGCTTGCAACGTGTGCACACAATGCGCTGTTCTTTGGCTATTCGGTGCAAGAGGCGATTTACGAGCAAAAGGATACGCATATTGGGCTTAAATGGATTGGCGAAAAGCCGATGGAGTGGTTTGAGCCTAAAAACGATGGTCGTTTGATTTATCGTGCTGAATCGGGTTATGAGGTGGAAGTAGATCAAACAGTTAAGTTTTTCCTAACTCGTCGCAAATCTTCATATAAGCAACCGTATGGCAAGGCGTTATTAGCTTCACTCTACTGGTTATTCTTCTTCAAACAGAATGGATTTAAGTTCTGGGCGAAGTTTTTAGAACGATTTGGCACACCGATTTTGCTTGGAAAGGTGAAAGATGGTGATGATGAAGATATTCGGGCAATGAATGATGCACTACTGTCTGCTCATGCTCAGTCTGTTGTCTCAATTGATGCTGAGGATGATGTAGAAGTACTTGGGGGGGCGCAAGGCACAGCAGGGTCGTCATTTGAAACATTCAATACCGAAATCAAGCGTCAGATTCAAAAGCTCATTTTAGGCCAAACACTTACAAGCGGCACTGATAATTCAGGCAGTCGAGCATTGGGCCAAGTGCATGAGAATGTACGGAAAGACAAACTCAAGTCTGATATTCGGATGATTACACCGACGATTCAAGCAGTCGTAAATGCTTTGTGTGAGTTGAACCAGTGGTCGAAGCATAAAATCATTATCGGTGATGAAAAGTCGCTTGAGACAGATAAAGCTGAGCGCGATGTAAAGCTTAAAAATGCAGGCGCAAATCTAACACCACAATACTTTCAGCGTGAATATGGATTGCAAGATGGTGATATTGCAGAGACTCAAGAGCAAACACCTAAGACTTTTTCAGCTATTCCGAAACGTGCATTTAGTTTCAAGGCTGACATGCAGGGTATTGATCCAAATCAACAAGAAGTGGATGATAAAATTGATGTAATCGATAAGCAGCTATTCTCGGAAAGTGAGCTGCTTAAAGTTGTTGAGTCATCTGCCGATGTTAATGATCTGCAAGCCAAGCTATACGAATCCATGTTGAGCGAATCGGTTGAGAAATTCAATGCAATCATGGCAAGAGCTTTATATTTATTTGATGTGGTCGGGTATGTTCAGCGGAGCAAGTGATGACAATAACCTACGCTGAAGCACTCCGTTATGCTCGTGATAAGCGTGTTGTTCTGCCTGAAGAGTTCTATTTATTGGATTTGAATGCAAGACAATACGCAACCACAGTAAGTGGATTGGCTTCACTTGATCAGATTAAGACTGTAATCAATCTATCTAACAAAGCAATTGAAAGCGGTTCGACATTTCAAGAGTTTCAAAAGGCGGTTAAAGAGTCAGGGATTGAGCTTAGCCCGCACCACCTGGATAATATTTTCCGCACGAATATTCAGAATGCTTATGCTCACGGTATCTGGACGCAGCAGCAGGAGAATAAAGCTAATCGGCCTTATTTGAAATATTCATCATTAACGGATAGTCGAGTTCGTCCAAGTCATTTAGCTTTAAACAATATTGTTAGGCATATCGATGACTCATTTTGGCTGACACACTACCCACCAAATGGCTTTTTATGTCGGTGCGGTGTGGATGCTTTGACTGAAGCGCAAGCCAAAAAGCAAGGCATTACTATTGATGATGAATTGCCAGATGTGCAGCCTGATAAAGATTGGTCAACAAGCCCGGGCAATTATGGCAAACACTTAAATAATGTGCTTCAAGAAAAGATTGATGATGCATTACTCACAAATACACCGCTTGCACGAAAATTAAGTGATATTCAAAACGAAGCTTTAGCCTCGCAGCAAGCGAATGAAAAAATTGTGAAAGCATTTGAGCCTATGTCTGAGGTATCCAAACAGGTCAATGAAGCTATTGTTGATCGTGTGCTTGAGTCTAAAAAGGATGTTGAGCCAAGTGCAATACGAATGTTGACCGAGCTTGTAAGAGATGATGAGCAAGTATTAACTGATCTGCTTAAAAATGCCGTGGTGAAAGATGACAGATCAATCGTTGGCTGGATGAAACGTTCATTTGATTCGCTGCTTTCAATTGCAAAGAATCTTAAAAATAAGCTCACAGGCAACAATCTGAAAGGCTTTGATTCTCTTAATCTGCAAAAAGGTAATGTGATTGGTATTCAAACACCAACTTTATTTAAAACTTCAGCTGAAGCAGGGAAAAGCATCACAATCTTAGACATGAAGGGGCAGGCTTTGGATTTATCTAAGATTAATGGCTTGAAAGGTGCGCTATTGGCTCCTGATTTGAATTTAGAGGTCATTAGCATTACCGATAGTAAAGTGGTGCTAAGAAAGACAAACGAGCTTGCTACACGGCTATTTGTGGCAAATAACACATTATTTAATTTGTATTAATCAAAATCAATTTAAGACCGTCCTATTTGGGCGGTTCTTTTTATGGAGCATGAAAATGCCAGAACTACAAGAAAAGCCAAAAGATCAGTTTTGCTTTGAACTTGGGCAGTTTGCTGTTGAGCAGCCAGTCGAAGGGAAAAAGAAACGAACCTTTACAGGTGTGGCGTACAGCGGTGAGCCGATCCTTGATCACTGGTATTGGGATCGAGTTATTTTTGATTTGGACTCTATTCAGATTAAAGGTCGTATTCCCGCATTACTTGAGCATCGTTCAAGTCAACGAGCAGGGGCGATCAATAGTCACAGTATTGACTATGCACAAGGTTTGGTTATCTCGGGCGACTTAATGAGTAATGAGTTTGGCTCACAAGTCGCTCAAGACTCAGATGATGGCTTTCCGTGGCAGATGTCGGTGCGTATTGAGCCTAGCTCAACCGAAGATATTGCAGCGGATCAAGCGGTAACAGTGAACGGTAAAACGTATCAAGGGCCTATCACAGTGTTCCGTGGCGGTCGTATCCGTGAAGTATCTTTTTGTGCCTTAGGTGCTGATGACAATACAAGTGCAGTGGCGGCAAGTCACAACCCAACCCAACCAACCAAAGAGGGCACTAACGTGACCGAATTAGAACAGGCGAAAGCCAAAATTCAAGAGCTTGAGCAGAAAAACACTCAACTCGAATCAGATGTGAAGAAATTCGCTGCTGAAAAGCGTGAGGCTGAAATCACGGCACTAACCGCTGAAACCAAAACTGAATTTTCAGTAGAAGAAAAAGCCGAAATGGCAAAACTGGACGATGCTGCATTTGCATTTTCCGCTGCTCAAATTCGCAAATTTTCAGCAAATTCAACTTTAAAAAAGCAAGGTCTACCTGACCACCTGACTAAACACCAAGCAGGTGGCGATCCAGCTCAAAATCAATTCAATGCAAAGCCGATGTCACTCGTTGACCAAGCAAAAGCGCGTAAATAAGGGGTAATACAAAATGGCTGTAACTAAAAAAGGCGTAACGTCAGATTGGTTGGCTTGGGAATTGGATGGAAACCATCGTCCGAGTCGTGAAAATGCAACCGTGGCGATCAATCAAACGATTGAAGATGGTCAGCCGGTATCATTTGATGCATCGGGTGACATCGTTGCATTTGATGGCACTGGTGCTGTTGCAGGTATTGCAATTGGCACAGTGAAAACAACCACTGAAAAAGGCGAAGGCGTGATTTTGGCGCATCAAGCACGTATTGTGGCTGAAAAATTAAAAGTCGAAGCGGATGACTTGGCGACTGTTGTTGCTGGTCTTAAGACTCTTGGCATCACTACTGTGCGCTCGGCATAAGGGGAAAAAGAATGGGCGAATTAGAATTTAGTACACAGGAATTATCCACTGCTATTACAAGTTTACCAACTCGCATTGGCAATCCAAACGATGTGAATTTATTTCGCAACGTACCAGGCACAACCAGTGCGTTTGAAGTTGAATTTTATGCTGAAGACACGGTTTTAGTGCCAACAACTGCCTGGGGTGGTGTTGCTCCAAAAAATAGCAGCGGTACTCGAACTTTAGAGACCTTTGCGATTCCGCACATGCCACTTGAAGATGTTGTGAAAGCAGCTGATGTGATGGGTGTTCGTGCTTTCGGTGGCACTGCTGCTGAAACCGTGAATGGCAAAGTGCTCGATAAACTTCAGATCATGAAAAATAAAATCGATACCACACTTGCATTTCGTCGTACGAAAGCAAAACAGGGCATTATCTTGGATGCTGACGGTACAGTGATTGTGAACTACAACACGCGCTTCGGTATTACCCCGCAGTTTGTTGATTTTGAATTAGGAACCGCAACTACTGATGTTGCTGCGAAATGCCAAGATGTTATTGACTTAATCGAAGATGGTTTGGGTCAAGAAACCACATCAGGCATTGAAGTGGAAGTTGATCGCGCATTTTACGATGCCTTGGTTGCTCACAAAAACGTGCGTGAAGTGTTTTTAAACTGGTCTAAAGGCGCTGATGTGCTTGCAGCTGGTAATAAATCAGGCTTTGAATTTGGCGGCTTAAAATTCATTGTGAACCGTCAAAAAATTGGTGGTGTACCGCTGATTGGTGTGAAAGAAGGTCATGCATACCCACTTGGCACACAAGATGTATTCTTAAACGCATTAGCTCCTGCTGACTTCTCTGACACGGTGAATACGCTTGCATTGCCGTATTACGCATCTCAAGAGCCATTGAAGCACAACCGTGGCTTTGAGCTTCATGTTCAATCAAACCAATTACCAATCGTTGCTAAGCCAAAAGCATTGGTGAAAGTAGTTTCAACCAAATAGGTGACCTATGTACGCAAACCGAGCCGATCTGGTCTTGCGTTACGGAGAGGTTGAGGTCTCACAATTAGAACGAAGTTTGACTGCTAATGAGTCGGTCAACTCCTACATCGAAGATGCGTCTGATATTGCCGATGGTTATATCGGGGTCATCTACGATGTGCCGCTTTCCGACCCCCCTAAAAACTTAAAAATCTATATCTGCGATATTGCTCGATTCTTACTGTGGCGTTCCAAAGCGTCCGACCAAGTGCGTCAGCGATATGAAGATGCAATCGGGTTTTTAAAACGCGTGGCGGATGGAAAAGCAACACTTCTAATTCAGAATACCGAAACTCAAGAAGTAACCAAGCCGAAAAAAGTTAGGGCAAGCGCACCACTTGGAACCACGTACACAGGCGGCGTTTTCTCAAACACCAAACTTGACGACATGCCGAGCATTTAATCATGGCTGACTCTATTCAATTTCATGGTCAAGAAAAGATAACTGAGTGGTTAAACAGGGTTTTAAAGCAAGCTGGCGACCACACCAAGCTGATGCACAACATTGGTTCAATACTTGAACATAATACAAAGCAGCGTATTAACACAGGTATTGGCACGGATGATAAGCCATGGCAGAAGTCTTGGCGTGCAAAGATGCAAGGTGGCACAACTTTACGCGATACCAGTCGGCTCTATAACTCAATTAAATACACTGTTTCTAGTGATGGCAAGCGCGTCACCGTTGGAACCAATGTGTTTTATGCTCCTGTTATGCATTTCGGTGCTCGAATTACTGCCAAGAATGGCAAGTATTTGAAGTTTAAATCGTCAATGGGTGGCTGGGCACAAGTTAAAAGCGTCACTATTCCACCGCGTCCTTTCCTTGGCATGTCGGTCGATGATTCTCAGGAAGTCTTGTTTGAAATTGAAGAATATTTATTGGAGCTATTAATGAATGCAAAGTGATTATTTTGCGCTTGAGCCGGTAATTGTTGAGCGATTGAAGGCGATAGCTGGCGTGTTAGCGATTAATACACCGTTCAATGTTGATGACATGCTTCAAATTACCAACTGTTCACCGAGTTTAAATGTCATCTATGTGGGCGACAGAGTGGGCGAAAGTGCGGGGCGTGGTCGTGCTGTACCTATTACTCAACAATGGTTAATTGTTCTTGCTGTTAATGATGCATCTTCACAACTAGAAGAGACGTCAAATATTAGAAAAACCGCCGATCCTTTCATTCGTGAAATATTGGCAAAAATGCAAGGCTTTGATCCAGAAATCACAGGATTTCGACCATTTGAACGCGTTGATTCCGGTGTAAATGTCGGGTCGGCTTCGGGCTTTGCATACTTTCCATATTTATTTGAATCACAGGTAATAACTCAATGAAACAATATAAGGCGTTAAAGCCTGTCGGTCGCTTTCAAAAAGGCGATATGGTCGGCGGGCTGAGTGATGCACAAATCAAAAAATTACTGGCAGATGGTGTCATTCAGGAAGTACCTGAAGCTAAAGCTGCTCCAGCCAAGAAAACCACAGGGGATGAAAAGTAATGGCTAAAGAATATATCTCGTTGCAGGGTAAATTCTATTTATCCAAGCTAACCAATGGTATTGCTGGCGCTATGCGTCATCTGGGCAACGTGCCAGATTTTGAGCTTGAGATTGGTGCAGATGTTATTGAGCATCAAGAGTCAACTTCTGGCAATCGCACGACTGACTTCACCATGGTGAATACAACTTCTGTGAATTTCTCTGGAACACTTGAAGAAGTAGACAAAGACAATCTGGAGTACATCGTATCTGGTACCAACTCTGAAGTTGTAAGCAAAGCGATTGCTGATGAATCACTGGGTACTGTGGTTGCTGGTCAGGAAATCCAATTAAAGGGTTACAACTTATCAGAAGTGACCTTTAAGGACTCTACTAGCGGCACACCAAAAACACTTACTGATGATCAGTACACCGTGGATGCTAAGTTTGGCACTGTGATTTTTCATGATGTAGCAGACCTCACGATGCCGATCCTAGCCACCTACACAACAGGTGCTGTAACACATACCACTCTGGCCAATAACTTCAATGAAGAGTATGAATTGTTCTTTAAAGGGGTGAATACAGCAAATGGTAAGCACATGGCGGTTCGCTTATGGCGAACTAAAAAGTCACCTGAAACCACTTTCCCATTAATTCATGAAGAATTGGGTCAGTATGAAATCTCTGGTCAGGCATTATCTGATGTGGGTAAAGAAACCGACCCAACACTTGGCTTATATGGCCATATTGTGACAATCCCCGCTGTAGTTACACCATAGCAACCAAGCAGGCACAAAGAACTCCACAGGCGCATAAGCGTCTTTTTTTGTGCCTGTTTTTTGAGACCCCATCATGAATGATTTTTTCTTTGCAACAAATCGAAGCATCAAAATCAATGACATTGAAGTGCGTCAGATCCAGATGAAAGATTTTGATACCTGGGCGGTGCATGCTGAAGTATTGAAGAACTTCATCAAAGACCAAAATCATTCAGATGAGATTTTAAATACTTTATTCCAGGCTCACGGTGTACAGGTTATTTCAACCATGGCCTGTGTCACCGATCTGGACAATGAATCACTGGTAGAACTTGCTGCTGATGAACGGGGATTTAAAGATTTGCTTAAGGCGGTGCTTCTGGTCAATCAGGTATATTTCAAATACGAAAAGCCAAAACGCGGTATTAAAAAGAAAGATGACTCCACCTGGTTTGATTCATTCCAGTTTCTGGTATTAATGGGCCACCAACATAGTGAAATCATGGAAATGACTTACGGTGCATTCCAGAGCTACGTTAAGGCAGCAAACAAGCTGTACAAGCAGGGAATCTTCAATAACGCTATTGCAGCACGTGTAGCTCAAGCTGACAAGAAAGGCTTTGAGTCATTTAAGAAAGAAATGGTTTCTGATTGATCAGCTATCTTCCTAAAGTTATGATGTGAAAATAATTATTTAGGGTGGTCGGGATGAAAAAATTACTATTAGTAATGATGTTGGCAGCGTGTTCATCTGCTTATGCTGCGGAAGTTTATACCTGCACAGTGAACGGAAAGACTGTTTATCAAGGAAAGCCATGTGCTGGAAAGGAATTGCATAATCAAGTTCAACGGGCGCAGGCTAAAATCAAAGGACAGCAAGCTGCCAAAGAGAGAGAAAAAGCTGAGTGGAATTCTAAAAAAGAACCATCAGTAGGTATGACTACAACTCAAGTGGGAAATTCTACTTGGGGATATCCTCAGAAATATTCAGAAACCCAGACAGCCTACGGAGGTTCTGAATTTTGGCATTATGGATCAGGCAGAATGATACATTTTAGAAATGGTGTTGTTGTTGCGCTAACCAAATAAGCCAATCTATTCAAATTACACAACCACCTTCGGGTGGTTTTTTATTGCCCGGAGAAACCAGATGGCAGGAAATTTAGACTTTCGATTAAACCTGTTGGCAAATACCACTGGTCTACAGCAGGGTATGGATGGCGCTAAATTTGCTGTAAATGCACTTGTTGCTGCAATGGCTGCGGTTGGTGTTGGTGTGTCTGTGCAGGGCCTTGTTGAAACAGCCGATAAGTATTCGAGCCTTTCTGCGCGAATTCAGCAAGCAACAAAAGAGAATGGTAATTTTGAGCAGGCAATGTCAGGCGTACATCTTGTCGCCTTGCAAACAAACTCAAATCTACAAGCTACCGGAGACCTATTTACTCGACTGAATACTGTTGGTAAAGATATGGGGATGACGCAGCAACAAGCGTTGGATCTAACCAAAACAGTAACTCAAGCTATTCAAATCGGTGGTGGTACCGCACAGCAAAGTGAAGCTGCAATCACTCAATTCATTCAAGCCATGCAGGGTGGTGTTCTTCGTGGTGAAGAATTCAACTCTATGATGGAGAATGGTTATGGTGTAGCTGAAGCACTTGCAAAAGGTCTTGGGGTTACGACTGGCGAACTTCGCAAGATGGCTGAGAATGCCGAACTAGACGCAGAGCGTGTAGTAAAAGCGCTTCAATCCCAAGCCGGTCAAATTCAAGCAACTTATGATAAATTTCCAACAACAATTGGAAATGCACTACAGCGCATTACAACATCATGGGAAATCCTGATCGGTAAGATGGATCAATTCAACGGTGCATCATCAACCGTTGCGGATTGGCTTGTGGTGCTTGCAGATAATATTGCTGATCTTGATATTGTCTTAAATGATATTGGTGAAGGCTTTGTCTGGGTGGGAGATCAACTTAAGAAGATTGACTCGGCAACGATAGAAGCCTTGAAAACGGCATTAGTGAGTGCTTATGACACAATTAAAGAGCTTGGCTCTACAGTCGGAATAGCCTTTGAAGCAATATCTGATATTTTAAATACCACCCTATCTCAAATATTTAATTTTAATAGCGGTCTTGAAACTGCATCTGATAAAACGAATGGCTTTACTAAACTACTGCAAGCGCTGAATGTTGTTATTGGATTTACTAGCGATGGCTTTTCGGCAATCGGTATTGGTGTAAACCTGCTTACTGGCGCAATTTATGATGTTGCATCTGCATTCACTTACTGGAAATCAAAGCTGCTATTTGGCGATGCCAAAGACAAGGCGTTAAAAGAATACGAAGAGCTTGCTGCTAAGGCTCAGGAGTATTACACAAAAGCCTCAAACGGTGCTTTAGAATTTAAATCCAAGGGTGTTGAGGCTCTAAATGATATTAGTAAAACTCAAAAAGAAAAAGATGCTGAGTCAGTTGCATCATCTAAAACTAAATTGGAAAGTTTGCTTGCTGATCAAAAAACCGAAGTTGATGGAAAGAAAGCCACCGAAGAGGAAAAACTAAGCGCTGTCCAAACCTATGCCGAGGCTGCTATCAAGGCCAATGGCGGTGTCATGGATGGTACCATGCAAGCCGAATTGATGACGAAAGGTTACATCGTCACAATGAATGACGCAGGCAAGGTCAGTGTCGAAGCTTGGGATGCGGCTGCCGAAGGTGCTGAAAGAAATGCCAATATGGCAGACAAGGCGCGTAAAGCTGCAACAGCCTTAGGTTTGGATTTAGACGTTTCTTTAAATCGAGTTTCTGCAAAATTCAAGGAAACAGAAGGCCAGCTAAATAACTTCGCAGGTGGCCTTGAGGGTTTGGGTGTTGAGGGGAAACAAGCTGGTGAAGTGACCTATCAAGCTTGGCTTAAATGGCTGGAAACAGCGAAAAGCCAAGCTGAAATTGATATGGCCAAAGCTAAGCTACAGGAGTTTGGCACCCAAGGTCAGATTTCAACAAGCCAGGTAGAGCAAGGCCTCGTTGCTATCAAGATGCAGGCTCAGCAACTACCTGATGCTATTGATCCGGTGACTGAGTCATTTAAGCGTTTAGGCATTCAAACCAAAGAGCAACTTCGATTGTCAGCTCAAATGGCCTTGTCTGATTTTGATGTGGTGCGTCAAAGCGGGCAAGCCACACAAGCCGACTTGCAGAAAGCTTATGAAAAAACTATTCAATTGGCATATGCGTCGGGTGATGCTCAAAGTATTGCTGCAGCAAATGCCAAAGCCGCGTCACTTGGGCTATCTGTTCAGGTAAGCGATACAGGGCAGGTCGCGGTTAAATCAAATGATGAGTGGGAGAAATCTAATCACCGTGTCCGTGATTCTGCGCGAAGTATTGGTGATGGTTATCGTCATGCAGGGAATATTGCACGTGAAGAAGCTAAGTCGTCTACAGAGGCTTGGGCTGATGCGCTTACTGCCATGCAGGGCAAGCTTAAAGCCTCTAAAACTGGAGTCATGGCTAAAAACGGTTATTCAGTTGATGAGATTGAGCAGCAGCTGACTGAAATGGGATATAGCGGTAATGCCCGGCAAAAGGCTAAAGAGCTATTCGAGACGGCACAACAGGGTCCAGGTGGTTATTACCGTTCAGCTTCTCATGAATATGCTGCGCGTTACGGCGTTTCTGCATACGACAACCAGAAACAGACCGGCAACTACATGTTCATTGCCGAGCAGCTGGAAAAGCTGGAGGAATATGCAGGCAAGTCGGGCAGTACTGGTTCCAGAGTCAATGTAAACAATCTGGCCCCGGACGTGAGCTATCCTAAAACCAGCACTCCAACTGCTGAGCCTTCACGTACCGTCATCAACCAGATCTCTATTAATGGCCGCACAATTAACGTCCCTGTGGATGAGGCTAATCAGGGCAGTTTTAATGATTTCCTGACTGAACTGGAAAGGATAAAAAAGAGTAGCTAATGAAATTAATACGAGTGTCTACATCAGAAACCGTCCCATTTGAGGACGGTTTTTTATGGTCTGATGAATTTGATTGGAAGCCCATCGAGCAGAAACAGAGTCGGGCTATTGATGGTTCTCTAATTATCCAGGAGGGCCGTAAAAAGGCAGGTCGTTCAATTGTGCTGGAACCGGCAGATAACACGATGGGCTGGATCAAACGCCGTGATTTACGCACGGTTCAAGCCTGGTCTGCTTTATCTGAACAATTCATTCTGGCTTTTGAGTATCAGCACGACAGACGTGAATTTCATGTGATTTTTAACCATGAAGCCGGGGCTTTGGAAGCTGCTCCAGTGAAGGGAATTCCATCTGTATCTGACGATGACTATTACAACGTGACTTTACGCTTTATTGAAGTGGGGGAACTATCCAGTGGCAATTGAAACTAAAAATCTGGTGCTCTATAAATCTGAGCGCCTGAGCGATACAGAAGATGGTGGCGGTAAGTACTCTGGCCAGATTATTGAAGATGGCCAGAGCAATAACCTGTTTAATGATGTGAGTGAGCTGGACCGCACCATGGGTGATGTGTCACTGCGTAAACTGTTTCCTGCCGTGACAACGAATGATACAGACCTGCTTATGGGGGCTACGGTCTTTATCTCGGAAAACCCAAAAGACCCCAATGTCTCAGCTTTGCTGTTTAGTACAAAGTCGTGGATTGATGAGCGCAAGTCCGCCCAGAACCGGATTGAAAACTATCTGGCCAAGGGTGGACAGGCGGCAGGGAGTCCACTGGATACACATTATGCCGGTATGAAAACCCTGCAGGTGGCGATGTTTCTGAGTGAAGTCGAAAGCTCGGTGGGCAGTACGCTGGTACTGGTCTCGAAAGAAGGCCAGGCACTGCAGCATGAGCAGTATGTTCGCATCACCAAAGTTGAAACCCGTATTGCCAAGATGGTCATCGATGGGAAGGAAGTTGAGTACAAACTGGCTACTTACAGCATTAATGATCCACTCGATCAGGATTATGTCGGACTCTCTGCAAGACAATGGTATAGCGGCGAAAAGTCCGAAACGATTTTACGGGATACCATCGTAGCCGATACAGGTAAGTATTACGCCTCATCTAATCTGGCCAATGATGCCAAAGTCGGTGAGTTTACTGTAAATGCAAAAAGTATCTTTGCTCAACTGGTACCATCTGCCCAAACCGAAACGCCAATTGTAGATGTAAACGCAGCTGGGGAAAGTATGGTGCTGGTACCGGGTAACACTGCTGCTATTACTGCAACTTACTCGACCACCATTGGTACCGCTCAGAACCTATATATCGGCTCATCTGTTATGCCTTCCAGCATGTCTTTTAACCTGTTTGGCCAGCAGATCACTGATCAGGGCGGACTGCTTAAAAACACTTCAGGTACTCAGGTTGGAACAATTGATTACCAGCGTGGCTTGATCCAGTGGACACAAGCTGCAGGTGCAGGATCTGCAAACTTAAGTATTACCTTTAAGCCTGCTTCAGCACCCAACCAGTACTTCCAGTCTGAAACCCGGCCTGTCACTCAACAAAACCAGAGTGCCAACTGGACCGGTGTACTGGTACCACCGCCTGCGCCGGGTAGCCTTTCAGTTTCTTATATGTCGCAGGGCAAGTTTTATGAACTGAAAGATGACGGCTCCGGGCGGTTGTCTGGCTCGAGTGCTTCATTTGGTTCAGGCAATATCAATTATGAAACCGGCTCCTGGTCTATTACGACGGGTGCTTTACCGGATGTGAATACACCAATTCTGTTGCTGTGGGGTACACCGCTGGCTACGTTTATACGCTCAGGTCTTGCGGTTGAACCGGCAGCATTCGAGTTTGATTTACAGCAGGCAGGAATAGCCTCAGGCAGCGTGACAGTAAAATGGCTGCTGGAAGGCGAACAGAAAACTGCAACTACAAATACGCTGGGCCAGTTTAGTGGCGATGCCAACGGTACCTTTAACTATGCCAGCGGTCAAGGCCGGCTGGTACCGAATAAACTGCCGCAGAAAAACACAGTCTTCACCATCAACTATAGCTATGGCGTACCGCTTGATCAGACTGTTGAAAATGTCATGCCAGCTGATCAAAAGCTGAAATTTACCGTTGGTTCCGGTGCTGCAATACAACCCAATAGTGTTGAGTTAAGTGTGCCGGTTGCTGATCAAATCGGTTCAGTCATCGGTACGGTGGTTTTAACTGATATTCCAGTGAATGCCGAGGTGGGCAATCTGGTCAATAGTCAGGGCAAGGTACAGGGCACCATTACCTATGCAACAGGTTCGGTAGAAATTATTCCTGAAGCGACCAGCTCGGTTTTCACCAAATCCTATATACCAACTGCGGTTTATGGAGCAGCATAAATATGTCATTTTATTTACCCGCCACTTCTCAAATTAAGGAAGAAGTAGTGCAGCTCGGGGCATACCGGGCGACCAGTATTAGCGTGAAATACCGGGATACTTCAGGCGTAAGTGCCGGGGTTAAACAGGTTACCGGTGACAAGCTACGTTTTGATTTAACCCGGGGTTTTGATGAGCAGATCCTCTCCGGAGCAGTGCGTTTTATGCTGGGTTCAGACACTTATCTGGACCGTACTGGCACCTTGGTACGCAATGTAAATCCAGCCAATAACAGTGGCACCAGTTCCGGTAGCATTCAATATGGCACCGGCAAAATCGAAATCGACAGCTGGACACCGAATACCGATAACCGTCTGACGCTACAGTCTTTAACCACCACCACAGATATGCCCCCGGTCAACCGTATCAGCTTTAGAACACCGGTCAGTCCGCTGCGTCCCGGTTCATTAACAGTCGTCGTAGCCACACTGGACTTTGGGCAGCTGACATTGCGGGCTGATGACGATGGCATTATTGAAACCAGCCGTGCACATGGTCAGATTAATTACGATACTGGTTTTGTGGATCTGTTTTTTTATACTAAAACCAAGATTACTGAGGCTAACCGTCCTGGGCTGGAGAGTGAACCCTGGTATGACCTATTACTGGAGTATCAGGAAGGCACTGAAACTTATATCAATATACCGGTCTGGGTTGCGCCGGAGACTGTACGTTATAACGCGGTGGCTTATACCTACATCCCGCTGGATGCCGAAATTCTGGGCTTGTCTGCTACCCGTCTGCCGCTGGATGGCCGGGTACCGATTTATCGGGTGGGTGATATTGCTATTGTCAGCTCAAGCAAGGTCTTTGAACTACCGGATTATGTGGCTGGCCAGACTTATGAGTTGCCAGATCAGCGCATTTCATGGGCCGAGCTGGAAGATGCCGACGGGGTAAAAGTCCCATTCGATATGTACAGCGTGGACTATGACTATGGCAAGTTTACGCTAGGTGGTGACTTTGCTTTAAATGCACTGACCGCACCATTGACGATGAAATATCGCTATCAGGACATGCTGCTGATCCGTGACGTACAGATCAACGGCCAGCTAACCTTCACCAAGCCACTGACGCACAACTATGATCCAGCGCATACCATCGTCGGTTCTGCACTGGTGGTTGGAGACATGCAAGCGCGTTATACCCGTAAGTTTGTACAGTCGACATGGGATAACTTGTGGAAAGATGAGGCGGTTGGTGCGGCTATATCAGCCAACTACAACGATACCCTGTATCCAATTGCTGTTACCAATAAAGGTAATATTCAGGAACGCTGGGCAATTGTATTTACAGGTAATACTTCATTCCGAATCATTGGTGAAACTTCTGGCCAAATTGGTACAGGTGTCACGACTGAGGACTGCTTTCCAATCAACCCTGTCACTAATGCGCCTTACTTTACTATCAAAAAAGAAGGTTGGGGCAGTGGTTGGGCGAGTGGGAATGTACTGCGCTTTAACACCATCGCAACCAATCATCCTATTTGGGTGATTCGCACAGTAAAGCAATCTGAGCCGACAGTTTTGTCTGATTCTTTTCAAATTATGCTACGCGGTGATATTGACCGTGTGGTTTAGAAGTTAAATCAAATATGACCGCTATATGCGGTCTTTTTTATGAGTGAATAAAAATGGCGACAGATGTAGATGTTCAATACTTTAGCCACCTAAATGGCTTAACACTTAACAACAACTGGGGTGACTTGATTCGCTTGCTTGACAAGGCTTTAGTGACAGGCGTTGATTTTACTCAAATCACAGCAGCATCAATTGATGCCCAAGGTGATGTGCATATAACTTTATATGCAGCGCATAATGCCATGCTATTTCAAGTGGTAGAATTAACAGGTTTTGCGCCTGCTTCTTTTAACCAGAAATATCGAATCAAAGGTGTGCCGAATACCACACAACTCATTCTAAAACCACATACCGTCATTGTTGAAACAAGCATCACAACAGTTGGCGCAGGAAAACTAGCATCACTGGGTTATGACATTATTTTTCGTGATGCAAACGATGTTAAGCGTGTTTATCGTGCCAAAAACCCAACAGCACAGCATCCTTTTATTCGTGTAGATGAAAGTCTGACCAGTCCAGATGGTACAACTGGCGTATATACATCAACTTACGCCAAATATGCAATGGTTGGCTTACTTGAGCACATGGAGCATATTGATGACTACCAAAATCCTAATGTGCTGCAATTGCCTTTTGATCCTGCGGATACTTCTAAGAACTGGAAAATTGTAGGGGCTGGTTCAAGCGTTGTTAGGGGCTGGAGTCGGTGGTATTGGGCTAGAAGTGGTAGCAATATTTTTGATACATCATCTGACTCATCGGCACCAACCACAGCGAGTAGAGGTTTCACAATAACAGGCGATAAAGATGCATTCTATTTTTTATCCTCATCTGGTACAGGGGTAAATTACAAGACCTTAAAGGGGTGTGGGTTATTCACATCTGCTTTGCCAGATGGGATTGTTAAGAATTGGTTTCTTATGTCGATTCTAGAATCAGATACCGCAGCCACGTCATATCAGGAAAACAGGGCGTTTGGGGCAACACCTTTAACAGATTTGGAGCAAGCCTCATACAAAAGCCACCCTTTTTATGTGCCAACTTTTAATGAAGTATCCCCTCTAAGTGCTCATAGTTACACATCACCAATCTTACCAGATTCAAGAACTGGGAATAGTGCCTTATATAATGGTACCGCCATGTCAGCCCTAGAAGTTCCCTTTAGTGACGCACAGAGGATACTTCGTGGGACCTTGAAGCATGTTATGTACTCTGGCGTTAGTTTATCTTCCTTAGTTAAAGCAACCCCATCGCTTTCCGACTCATCAATGTATGTGAGCGATAGTCTTGCTCTAATTAGTTCCAATAGTGTCTACTTAGGCGGGCTGACCTTTTATTTGGGAGAGCTTGAATGAAACCATGCACAAGAAAGGCTGCGCAAACCGCACAATTATTGCAAAGCATTAGCACAGGTCCGATTATTGCAAAAATATCCGGATCAACAAAAAAACTTGGCAATACCTATAACCACGCGATTGTGGCGCTTTACAACAAAGCTAATTTTCTACCAATTGCTATATGCAAACCAGATCAGAACGGCAATTATCAGTTTTTAGGGCTAAATACAGACTTAAAAACATTTGTCGTGGCTTTTGATAAGCAGAAAAAATTCAACGCCGTCATTCAAGATAACGTGGTGCCAAAATGAGTAAAACATCTATCAATGCTCGGCTTGCCATGATTCAAGCCTTTGCCAATTTTATGGATAGCGGTGGCCAAAGTGCTACCGTTATTTTTTATGAGGGCGTGCAGCCTGCTAGTCCTGCAGTTGCGGCAGACTCAAACAATGCACTGGTAACGCTGGTTTTTCCAGAGCCATGTATTAAAGAAGTCACAGCTAGCTATGTAGAGCTTCATCCAACAGATACAGCAACCGTGATTAAGTCAGGCACTGCCACATGGGCGCGTATTTTTAATGGTGCAGGTGAAGTCGCTGCTGATCTGACAGTGGGTACTGATATATCGTTGGCTAATACCAATTTGGCTTTGGGTGGCACCTTAACCATTCAATCTATCAAGTTAAAACCGTAACCTGAGGTGCTCATGTGGATTTTAAAAACAAGCTGGGGACCACGGATGCCCATAATTTAAATCTGGAATTTAAAGCGGACAATACTGACAGCCATCACATTGTTCTTAACTTTAAACATCAGGCCGATGGGAGCACCGGTCTTAATTTTGGGGACGATATATCTGCAGTTATCGATACTGTTTTAATTACTGAGTCCTCATTTGAACTCACTGCAGTCCATACGGACACAGGTACCGATACTGCAAGCATTGAAACACTGCTAGATACGGAAATTAATGTTGAGCTAACAGCTCTCTTTGCTGATCAGGAGCCGGAACAACCTGTCGATTCTGGCATTGTGCTGGACTTCACCCAGCCATGGACCGGTTCAACTGAATTAAATTTCGGCTGGGACAGTGATGTTGTTGCAATCAGTATTGATACCCGGCTGGAAACACAATTTACATTTGAACTTGCTGCCGAGTTTAAAGAAAATCTTGATCTTGATGCAGAGCTTAATACTGCTCTGGATACAGGTTTTAGTTTTGAGCTGCAGGCCAGCTATAGTGAAAATCGATGTGTTATTGATTCAGTTGCGGATACCAGTTTCAAAACTGGGATTGAAGCAATTTTCGATATCAACTTTATTCGTGGTGTAGAGCGTTACTTGGCTGCCGAGTATCAACTGGCCTTGCCTTGTTTAAGTATAATCAAACTCCCTTGGGCTAAACCGGTATTACGGGCGCATCACAGCGCCTTTTATTTTGAGCACAGTTTAAGCCTGAGTAATCAGGCATTACTTGGCTTTGAAAAGGCTGCCTTGCTGTACCGCTCGGTTCAGCTGCAGCATGAGCAGGCCACTGGTTTATCTAGTGATGCGTACTTTATCTGGCAGGAAAACAAAAGACTGGCCAAAGCGCGAACATTAGTTTTTGAAGAGGGAAGTAGGCTTAGGATCAACCGGACATTTGATTGGGTGGAGCTGGTACGGAAGCGCCAAAACTTGACCTATTCGCATCAAGTAGCCCACGTCTTTGAAAAGCATTTTACATTCGAGTGGGATCTAGGTCTTGAACTGATCACGACCAGTAGCATTGCTTGGGATAAAGCTAAAGCCATTCATTACCGCAAGCATCCGGTTCAACCCTGGCCACAGCCGGAACTTCCTGAATATATTGGCAGTACTGACCTGAACTTTAACTGTCTGTGTACCGAACCGGATCCACACAACCTTATTTTAAACTTTGGGGCAGATGACTGTATTCCAGGTCTGCCGCCAAAAAACTGGTGGTATATCGTGAATGAATTATCCGTAAGCCGTCTGGACAATGGCCAGAACATTCTGGTCTATGATGGCAGTTACAGCACAGATCGCAGCCGCTGGTGCTGGTCATATAGCCTGACTGTACCCGCATCTGAAATACCGAAACTGGAGCCTATAAATGGTCAGCCTGTGATTTTAAGAGTTATGGTGAATGGTACCGAGCATCACATGCTGCTGGAAAACCGCAGCCGCTCACGTCGCTTTGCCGAAACCACTTATACATTAAGCGGTCGCAGCCAATCGGCTTTACTTGATGCGCCATATTCTCCAACCCGGTCATTTACCCAGGAGAATGAAAGGACCGCACGGCAGCTCTGTCAGGCTGAACTGGATCGGGTGAATAGCTCAACAACACTGCAGTGGGAGCTGATCGACGAGCTGAGCTGGATTGTTCCAGCGGGCAGCCTGAGCTATTCAAACATGACCCCCATTGCTGTAATCAAAATGATTGCTGAGTCTGCAGGAGGTTTTGTCTACAGCGAGAAGGGCAGCGATACCATCACTATAAAGCCCAAGTACAAAAAAACATTCTGGGATTCAATCACGGTTGAAGAATATGATCGGCTGATCCCTGAAAGTCTGGTCACAGAGCAGTCTACCGATTATGAGCCTTATCCTGATTATAACGGGATTACTTTGACCAATGACCGCTCTGGCTTAAGTGGCCAGATTAAACGTACTGGCACTGCAGGTGATACTTTGCTGGAAACAGCGAACAGTCCACTGTTTACCGTTGAAAGCATGGGAGCATATGGCAAAGCAGTTCTAGCCAAGTCAGGTCTGGTCGAAACCCACAATCTGGTGATGCCGATTGGTCCGGATGTGAGTGAATGTGTACCTGGTGATTTAGTGGCATTTAATGCTGAATGGTGGGGCATCATTGATGGGGTCAACGTGTCATTTAATCATGCGGTGATTAACCAGAGTATTAAAGTGGAGAGCATCAATCGTGAGTAATCCATTACAGCGTTTAATCGACTTATTGCCCAAGGCTCCGGAGTTCATTGGCACCATCACCTCAGCAGATCATCCCAATTATAAGGTTTTAGTGGTCGATGGTAGCGGATTGGTTCTGTGCACCAGCAGTACCAAATACGCCACCGGTATCCGGGTATTTGTATCTAACAACGAGATCAAGCGTCCAGCGCCTGAAGGCAGGGTGTTACAGATAGAAATTTAAGAAAGCTAAAACAGTTTAAGCACCCTACGGGGTGCTTTTTTTATATCTAAGAAATGAGGAGGCTATATGCCTGATAGTGAGACTTATGGAGTAAGAGTCGAGAAAAAGCTCGATCAACTCCGGCAAGAAATGGGCGAGCTGAATAACAACGTGATTCGCTTGTCAGAACGCGATGAATATTATCGGTCACAAGCAGTCGCAAACCGACGTGATATTGATTTGCTTCAGGCAGATATGAACCAGGCCAAGGGTGGCCTTACCTTTGCAAAAGGACTTGGAGGCACCGCTCTTGCTGCTCTTGTTGCTTTTGGTGGGTATGTCTTTCAAGGCAATAGATCGCTTGAAAAAGATAATGCGCTATTGAATCAAAAAATGGCAATTGCTGAATCTAAACAGATCCGTATGGATACAGATCTGGCTGCAATGCGAAATCAAATTGACCAACAGAAAAAATTAACCTATTAAATGAGAATCAACCATGAAATTAATAAACGAAAGTGTCTGGAAATTTGACTCAGTAAAATATGGCGCCTATATGGCGCTTTTTTTATCCTGTCTGCAACTGGTTCTGCAGGAAGTATCTAATGCAAATGTGCTGCCAGCAACCTATCAAAGCATTGTATCTATCATCCTTGTTTTACTGGCCACCATTATTGGCCGCAAGAAAGCTCAGCCCGAGCTTAATCCAGAGCCAACCGTTTTAGGCTTTGCATCGCTTCCTGATAACACGATTACCTTTGAGCAGGCATTCGAGCGGCTGATTGGGCATGAAGCAGGTTATACCAATTTACGAAGTGACCCGGGTAACTGGACTGGCGGCATAGTAGGTAAGGGCCAGTTAAAAGGTACTAAGTATGGTATCGCTGCAAACACTTACCCGCATATCGATATTAAGAATCTGACGCTGGCTGAAGCGAAGGAAATTTACCGTCGTGACTGGTGGGAAAAGTTAGGTGCCGAGCAACTGCATTCAGCTATTGTTTTCCAGTTATGGGATTTTGCGGTAAATGCTGGGAAAAGCCGAGCCATTAAAGAACTGCAACAAGTCGCAGGTGTGCCAGCAGATGGCATCATTGGACCGAAAACGATAGCTGCTGTAAACGCCATGGATCTAAATGATGTGCTACTTACTTTGACTGCGGAACGTCTAAAGTTCTACACAGATTTATCTACATTTAAAACTTTCGGTAAGGGGTGGGTTCGGCGTGTGGCAGATAATCTGGTTTATGCAGCTAAGGATAATTAGTATTCTGGTTTGTGCGGTTCTCTCCGGCTGCACAGCACACTCAATCTCTAATCATGTTAGCGTGACAGTGTGCGTGCAGTGTTTAGCGCAGTGACCCTTTGATCAGCTCATTGATTGCATCTTCATCTGTAGCATCAAATTTAGACTTATATTCCTCGATAAGTTTAATAGTTTCTGGAAGGAGCCAGACTTGCTTGAGAGTCATGCCTTGTTCTTTTTTAAGTTGTCTTTCTTTTGCTTTGCGTTCAGCTGCGGTTTGAGCCATTACCAGTTTTCCTCAATCTCTGTTTCAACTTCTTCGCTTTTACGATGGCCTAAAAATTCAACCCTGCCATTTACCACCAACCAACCATCATTCTCTTCAACTGCATCAAAACCCAATTCAATAGCAATCAATGCGCGTAATTTTTGGTTTGCAAAGTAAGTATTATCTTGCTCAGCATCATCACAATCCACGATGAAGTCAGGATGAGCAACAAGGAATTCAGGGTTATTTTCTAAGTATTCTTCAATATCAGATTTATCGCAGATAGAGTCAAATTCTACAGTGTAGATATAATCACCGTAATCACCATTTGCAGTAAGAGCGATATTTTCAGAAGTGAATAAGCCAGCATAATCACCATGACCTTTGATGATTTCTTTTAATTCTTGGTTATTAGTTGCGTGATAAGTTTTCATGGCTGAACTCCTTGGCTATGAGTTAAATATATCATCGTGACATGTCACAATCAAGTATTAACTATAACCTCCCGACGAACGGTCAACAAACCCCACCAACTTCAAAAAACTCTAATGGCTCTTGTTCCGAAAACCACGGATTATACCGCAACGCCCATCCCGGGCTTTTATTGTATGGCTTGGCTCGTTTGATCATTTGTTCGATATAGAATTGTTCCCAAGGTTTCATTTTCTTATTCTCTTAAGCTGGTATAATAGTTCTGAGTTCAGTTTCCAAACCCTCAACTGAACCGAAATAATAAAAAGATGAATAAACTTAGTCAAAGTTAATCAAATTAAGATGTTACACAGAAGTTACACAATGCTGCTCCTATTGAGTAATATCATATAAATAACAGTAACTTGAGTTGTATATTCGACTCCCGCCACCTCCACCAAAATTCTTTCCGAAGTAATCCATCGGGATCTAAAAAAGCCTTTAAACTTAATGTTTAGAGGCTTTTTTATTGGCTGTGTTGTCCGACCTTGTCCTAAGCTGTTTGACCCTATTTTTGCTTTTATGAGGGTCAAAATTGGGACAATTTGACCCACTAAATAAGTTTAATTATGTGGGACAAAGATATGTCGCTTACCGATGTGCTGTGTAAAAAAGCATTACCGCAGGAAAAACAGTACCGCCTTTCTGATAGTAATGGTCTGTCTTTACGAGTCGATCCGAATGGCAAAAAATATTGGTCTATCAGATACACGGAAAATGGACAAAGGAAGTCTAAAGCATTAGGTATCTATCCTGAGCTAAGTTTAAAGCGTGCAAGGGAGATCGCGTTTGATCTGAGATATAAACTCAAAAATACAACTGAGGTTGAGCAGGAGCAGCCTTATTTTAAGGAAGTCGCAGAGGATTGGTTCAATAATCAAAAAGAAACTTGGTCATCCAAACACATTAGTAATGTACGAGCTTCATTGGATGAGCTTTATATTGCTCTTGCTAATAAGCGTATTAACCAGATTCAGGCTCCTGAGATTCTACAAATCATTAAGAAGATTGAGGCAAGAGGTTCGCTTGAAATTGCAAAACGTATCTAA